TAAAGCTGTGCGAATTAATATCTGCCGGGTATGTTTCTGAGGTAAGTTTTAGAACACAAAATGGACAATGGGCGTACCAGTTACAGGTTACCCAGGCCTGGATTACCGGGGACGGATTTTCAGGCACCCTTTTATACGGTACAGCTAGTAGCTATAGTACTAGTAGCTTTAATACATTAGAAGAACTTACTAACGTAAGTTCTCCTAACGTTTCGGGCGAGCCCGAGGAAGAAGAGGAGTTTGTAGAAATGCCTTGGCCAGAGTTTGATGAACCAAGTACTAAGTCTGATGATGAAGTTGGGGTTGTAGGCAAATTAGCCGACCCCGTAGATAAGAAAGAACTGCGAAAGCAGAAGTACAAAAAGAGCAGCTTTGCTGCGGTACCTGAGTCAATGCTCAGGAATGAAAGGCCAGAAACTGAGTGGACTACCCAGGATCTTGTAGCCGAGTTTTATGACCTAACCCGTGAGCATGCAAAAGGCGCTCCTAGCCAGGTTAACGGCAAAAGCCTATCTGCCTGGATTAACCAACAGGTAGGGCAGGGAGTGCCCCGTATAGCCATTCTAAGGGCCCTTAGAGCCTTTTTTAACGACCCTCGCTTAGTCCGGGACCCAGGAATAGGAAAACCGTTCTGGAGGCGTTTTATAGCCTACTATCCGACTGTCCATGGTCGATTTGCTAATGTTGAAGATATCGATTACTCTGATGAAAGGTTTTCTGCTCATCAGGCAAAAATGCTTAAGCTATTGGAGGGTAATGTTTAATTTGCAGGATCTTAAGCCGTCTATCCGGGCTCAGATAAATAACTCGGGTGTCCCAGATAGATTTATTGGCAAAGAGTTTTCAGACTTAGAGCCCTATGATGATTTAGTTCTTTCAACTATAGAGCAATGGGTAGAGCTTGTTATTTCTGGAAAAATAATAAAAGCAAAAGGCACAGACCTGTGCGGTAAGGGATTATTGCTAGTAGGCAAACCAGGACATGGCAAGACTACTATTGCTAGTCTTGTACTACAAGAAGTGCTACGTCGGGCAGAACCTCACATATGGGGTAACTCCGATTTTATGGTGAAAAAGCCCGTTTTATTTGTTGATTATCCAAAGCTGCTTAGAATACAGCAGAGGTCTTGGAAAGATGAAGTAGGAGATGATGCATACCTTATGGATCAAATCTATGGCGAATCAAAATCGACAGATAACGTAAGTATCCTTGTACTAGACGACTTAGGTAAAGAACACCGTACAGCATCCGGTTGGGCAGAAAATACTTTTGACGCAGTATTGCGTTGTAGGTATAATTCTGGATTACCTACTATAGTTACAACCAATGTTCCACTGAAAAGTTGGGGAGAGGTTTACGGACAAGCAATGGAAAGTTTTGCTCACGAAGCCTTTTTTCCACTTGAGGTATTATCAAAAGATGGAGATCGACGAAAATGAAGGATAAGACAATGGCAAAGGCAGAATGGCGTACAGTCCAATTCTTTCTTTCCGCTCGTGGAATTTTCGAAGTAAAAATAGATCTCACAAGTGATGGCGTAGAATGCACTTGCCCTGGCTATGAAGCAAAGGGTGCTTGCAAACATACGCGTTATGTTGTAGCGAAAGCTAAAGAAAACAATGGCGTATATCCATTGAAAATATCTACCCGCGCACCTATGAGCGAAAATAAAGCAATAAATAATTCTGAAGAGTTATTTAGAGAGTTTGTACTTAAATACGGGAAAATAGAGGTCTTGTAACTAATGCGAGGAGGGGATATAAGCAATGACACGCCAAAACGTGTCGCAGTTACAGTTGACTGTATCATCAAGCGTGTCCCGGTCATAACCAAACTCTTAGGTGTAATACCCTATTCGCATGAAGAGATTGAGTATGACCGGGCAATGCTCTCTCGCCTTTGGAACTATTCTGCAAAGAGCGGGTACATTTTAGAACTTGTAGGCTTTGGTTTAAAGCCAGAAGATATGCAAGACTACATGGACGACCTTGACAACTTAGGTACTAATCCATTTAACTATGCAAAGAGCTACTATGTTATAGCCGACTTAGTAGCAGAACTACCGTATAGAAACGAACTGGTTTGCGTAATTGACATACCATCGCGTAGTCTTAGGTACGGTAGTTGGTATTACGACCTTGGGAGGGTTTAAATGGCTGCAGATAATGAGTTGCGCTTAATTAGTCGCGCAATACGTACTCGCGATATTTCTGCTGCACTTGAATACGGTCTTAAAGAAGACTGGTTCTATGTAGAAGAAAATCGTGCTGTATGGAACTTTATACTTAATCACTGGACTAAGTATCAGGAAGTTCCAACCGCAGTTACCGTAAAAGATAACTTCCCTACTTATCGGTTACTTGCTGTTGACGATTCAATCGAATACCTTTTGGATCAATTAGTCGAGTATCGTCGTAGGCAAAAAACAATTGAGATAATTCAAGATGCTGCGGATCTAATTTCCAACGGCGATCATTCCACCGCTCTTTCTAAAATGAGTACTGGTATAGCAAAGATTGCAGATGAGGGCATAGGTTCAAGTAGGGATGTAGATCTAACTAACTCACCACTTGAACGTTACGACGAGTATCTTGCAGTAAAGACTCGCCCTAATGGTTTGATTGGTATGTCTACCGGATTTACTTTGATCGATCAGGCTACCGCAGGTTTGCAGCCAGGCCAGCTTGTTGTAATCATTGCTCCACCAAAAACAGGTAAATCAATCATTGCATTACAGACAGCAGTTAATCTACATAATGATGGCTTTGTGCCAATGTTCCAGTCCTTTGAGATGAGCAGTCATGAGCAACAAACTCGACATGATGCAATGCGTGCAAATATCTCTCATGCAAGGTTAACTCGCGGTGTCCTAAAAGTTGACGAAGAAGTTCGTTACCAAAGGATGCTTACAAAGATGGAATCAATGCATAAGTTTTATCTAACTGATGGGCCTGCAGCAGATACTATTTCAGGCCTAGCTGCGAAGATAGAAAAGATTCAGCCGGACGTTGTTTTTGTTGATGGTGTTTACTTGATGACTGATGAAGTTAGCGGGGAAGCAAACACAGCAAAAGCTTTAACTAACATAACGCGTTCGCTAAAAAAGTTAGCACAAAAAATAGAAAAGCCTATAGTAATCACTACACAGGTTCTTGAATGGAAGATGAAAAAGAATAGAGTATCTGCATCCTCTATTGGCTACTCTTCATCATTCTTCCAAGACGCAGACGTTATTTTAGCCTTAGAGCGTCAAGACGAGTTAGACGATTCTTCGCGTTTGTTTAGGATCGAGGCTAGTCGTAACTGTGGAAAGGTCGAAGTAGAATTACTTTGGGATTGGGAAAACGGAAAGTTTGAGGAATTTTAAATGAGCAATCTTCCAGAATTTGATGGAACACAAGCCTGTGCAAAGCTAGACACAGATTTATTTTTTCCAGAGACTGATGATAGAGCTGGGATTAAACTTGCAAAAGAAATTTGCAATACCTGTAATCAAATAGACAAGTGCCTTAAGTATGCAGTCTGGAGGCCAGATCTAGAAGGCATTTGGGGAGGAACCACACAGCGTCAGCGTGAAACACTACGTAGCCGTTTAAGGAGGCAAAAATGATTCTTACAGGGGACAAAGTAAAATCTGTTTTAGCTAATCTTAATATTGAGATTGAAAATGAGCGTGGAGATGAGATAATTGCTCTATGCCCAGGGCACGAACTTCGTACCGGTAAGGTAGACCAGAATCCATCGTGGTCAATCAACACTGAGACTGGTGTTCACCATTGCTTTTCTTGTGGGTATAAGGGCAACCTTTTAACTCTTGTAGCAGAGTGCAAAGAGTTCTACACTCAGTGGGACCGCTTAGATCTTGATGGGGCTAAAGAATGGCTTCGTCAGAATTCAACAATAGATCTGCCTACTCTCATAAAGCAGATGGAAGATGTCAAAGAGTCCTATATTGCAATCCCTAGGCCTGTGCCAATGAGCGAGGCCCGGCTTGCCCTATTCTCCCATAGCATCCCTAAAAACGCTTTAGACTCTCGACTTTTATATCAAGAGTCGTGTGAAGCTTTTGGAGTCTTATGGGATACCAACACGTCTCGCTGGATTCTTCCCATTTATAGTTGGGATCAAGATTCTTTAATGGGCTGGCAAGAAAAAGGATTCCGGGATCGTTACTTCAAGAATCGTCCTACAGGAATCTTGAAGAGTAAAACAGTATTCTTTAGTGCAGTATCTAGGTATGCACATAATGCGTATGATGATCTGATGGTAGTTGTTGAAAGCCCACTAGACGCAGTCCGCTTACATTCAGCAGGCATCACTTCTGGTGTTGCTACTTTTGGAACATCAGTAAGTCCAGATCAATTTGCAATATTTAGATCTACCAAGAAATTGGTATTTGCATTTGATAATGACGATCCCGGACGTACCGCAGCATTACGCATGTTAGACATTTCCCGTAAAACTGGGGTTGAGTGTCATTTCATAAACTACAATGGTATAGACAAGAAAGACATCGGTGAGATGACTGACGAAGAAATTATTCAGAGTCTCTCAAGTGCAAAGCACTGTGTCTTAGGTAAAGCAGCAATTCTGGGGGGATAATGCCTTTCACAGGAACACTACTTCCTTATCAAAAATCTGCTGTAGACCTTATGTGTAGCAGGGGCAAAGTACTAGTTGCATATGACTTGGGGTTGGGAAAAACCGTTCTTACAATTGCTGCAATAGAAGAATTACGAGAACAAAGGAAGATTTCAGGCCCGGGACTGGTCATCTGTTTGTCCAGTCTTAAATATCAATGGCAATCTCAAATATCTAAGTTTACTGATAACACATCCTCAGTTCTAGTAATCGAAGGATCTCCAGCAAATAGGATTAAACAGTACGCCGAGCTACATAGCTATGACTATGTGATTGTTAATTATGAACAAGTAGTCAATGATTATAAATACTTCATAGACAAAGACTTTGCATTCATAGTTGCCGATGAAGCCACTGCGTTGAAAAGCTTTAAATCAAAGCGATCTAAAATAGTAAAGAAACTAAAATCTAAAGTTAAGTTTGCTTTAACAGGTACTCCAATAGAAAATGGTAAAGCAGAAGAAGTATTCTCTATTATGGAGTTTGTTGATCGCCACGTACTTGGAGGCTATCCAGGGTTTGAGGCAAAGTATATAAACCGCAATAATATGGGGTGGATAGAAAGCTACAAGAACCTACCACAGCTTCACAGCTCTCTAAGTGCAGCGTCTGTTCGTAAACGCCAAACAGACCCTGACGTTTCCCCTTATCTTCCAGAAACTTTGGTTGCAGCCCCAATTCTTATACCCTTTGATAACACAACTAAAAAGGTGTACTCAGAGATTTGCGAACTATTGCTAGATGACCTTGATGAAGCCGCATCCTATATCAGTGCCGGAGCCAGTCTTTATACACAAGACGGTGGTGTAATTGATGAAATTCGAGGAAAGATTATGCCAAAGCTTATTGCTTTGCGACAAATCTGCTGCCACCCAAATCTTTTAAAAAACAGCGCAGTACAATTTAATCCTCTGAGCGGAGAAGGATCATCTTTTGCAGCGGAGTTTTTCAATACCGGCTTATTGAATAAAGAGTTTACTTCGCCTAAACTATTAACATTAAAAGAGATTGTGTCAAACTTCTTAGCCGAAGATAAAAATAATAAAGTGGTTATTTTTACAACTTTTGTGGATATGGTTAGGTACATACAGACAGAGCTAGCTGCTTTCGGGGCCAATACATATACAGGACGGATGAATGCAAAAGAAAAAGAAATCTCAAAAATCGACTTTCAAACTAATCCTCATACCCGGATTCTTGTCAGTTCTGACGCTGGCGGCTATGGGGTCGATCTTCCTCAAGCTAATCTACTCATTAACTACGACTTGCCCTGGAACGCTGGATTGGCTGCCCAGCGAAATGGACGAATACAGCGAGCCTCTAGTACCTGGGAACGAGTTGTAATTCAAGACCTACTTATGCTAGGGTCTATAGAGGAACGTCAACATCAGATGTTGCAACAAAAAATGTCAGTGGCAAACGCTATCATTGATGGACAGGGAATCGAAGACGGGGGAAACCTGACTTTGACTCTTGGAACACTTAGGCACTTTTTGCAAAATAATTAAATATAGAATAGATTTGGTGAGGGTTAGTTTAGGAGTCAAGTTGTCAAACCCAACCCCCACAAGAACTATTAGAGTTCCTGATGATCTATGGAATGCTGCAAAAGAAAAAGCAGCAGAAATTGGTATCACAGTAACTGATATAGTAATATCAGCTTTAGAAGACTTCATAGAAGAATAACAACCTAGGAGGGCAAATGCCAGAAGTAATCGGCAAAGAAAATCTACCTACAGTAGATGACTTTGGAACAAATGATATTGAGTCAATGTACAAAGAGTACGTTCTGCTCAAGAAAAATATTGACGACCTTACTGCTCGTCAAAATGTAATTAAAAAAGAACTGATGTCTTTTGTAGAAGGCTTTGGTGTCGAAGACGATAAAGGCCATAAGTGGTACGACATGCCAGAGTACCAAGGCTATGCAGGAATGCAAAAGCAGCGCCGGGTTAGCCAAACTATTGATGAAGACGCAGCAAAAACTATTCTTGAAGATAAGGGCCTAGTCGAGCGTTGCTTCGAAGTAAAGCCAGTTCTTAATGAGCAGTCTGTAATGGAATGCGTGTATGAAGGTCTCTTAACCGAAGACGATGTAGATGCTATGTTCCCTCAAAAAGTAACTAATGCTTTTGTACTAAAAAAGGCGTAGCATGGGCTGGAAAATTTTATGGGCAGTCTGGATAGCGTTTAATGTCTTCGGTATCATAGTCGGAGTATTAAGTGACTATAGTTCTAAAAAGAAAGTAACTAAGTTTCATGCAAAAAGGTGAATTACATCTTTGTTGGTACTGCGACAAAACTTTTAAAGAACTGCTAGACTTACTAGCTCATAAAGAGGAGCACAATGTTTGACCCAGAAGAACCACAGGTAACCGAAGAACGGCTACTGTATTTAGTGGCCCAAGGCTTAAAGGCTTGGGATCCAATACTATTTTCTCGAGATGAAGATAGTAGCGGTGCAGCCTTTATTGCTCTTGACATATTTAAGAAAGTTATGCAAGGAGTCATTAAGTAATGTCTGAGGATAAAATCGACGAGATGTTTGGATCTCTTAGTGAATTTTATCCAGGGTCAAAAAAGAAGCGCCGTCCAGTAAATCCAGTAGTAGAGGAAAAAAAGGCAAAAGCACTATCTCAAGAATCCTGGGATAGACGCCCATTGCGTAAGCGACTTGCAAATGGTACCGAGGTTGAGTTATTCTCAGCAGGTATGTTTGCAGAAGCGTTAGGACGTCCGTTAGTAACAGTTCGACTTTGGGAACGTAAGGGATACATCCCTCGTGCTCCCTATAGACTACGATCTATTATTGTTAACGGTCAGAAAAAGCCCGGGTGGCGCATGTACAGCCGTGCTATGATAGAGTCAGCAATAGAAAGTTTTCAATCCCGGGATCTCTTAGAGTCTCCTAGGATTGAATGGGATAAGGAAAAAGAACTAACGGCAGAGCTGTTTGATTCTTGGACTAGAATCCACAATCAAGAAACCAATTAACCAAATGCCACAAGGCCATAAATTAAGGAAACAAAATGCCAGTAAATCCAAATGTATCATCCTACCTAGATGACGAAGATATCGAAGATGCTTCATTGTTTGCAGCAGAAGACGAAAACGAGTCTGCAGAACGCTCATCAGTAATTCAGGTAGGTTGGGCTGCTGCTAAAAAGGTACAAGCCAAGGTAGCCAAAACATATGCAAATGACTTCAAGTTTGAAGAAGATGTTCAGTTAATCAAGTTCCTCTCTCCAGAACCAATGATTTTCTCTCAGCATTGGGTACAGCGTACCGGTAAAAAGTCTTTTGTATGTCTAGGCACTACCCAGTGTCCACTCTGCCGCGCAGGAAACAAAGCTGAAAACAAGTTTGCTTTTAGTGTTGTTAACCTAACCGATGAAGAGCCATCAGTTCAGCTTATGACTGTTGGTATGCGTTTGTGCGGTCAGTTGGAAAAGCTAAACGCTGATCCTAAGACCGGACCACTAGACCGTATGTATTGGGCAGTTAGCAAGTCAGGTCAGAGCACCAAGACCAGCTACTCAATCATGCCAGTCAAGGAACGCGATCTTCCAGAAGATTGGGACCTAGACGTTGAAGAAGTTCGCACTATTGTTAGCTCTCTAGAGCCACTAGGCACTGATGCATTGCGCATGTCGACAAAGGCCGAACTTACTGAGATTGCACGCGAGATCCCAGAAGACTAATATCTTATGGGTAGGAAGCTATGGACCCCCTCCTCAAAATAGCTTCCTACCCATTTCTTTTTATTGGAGAGTAAAATGAATATTGTTTTTACATCAAAACAGCTTCAAGAAGTAGTAGAAGCCTACTCAGCTGTTGATGAATTTGTATTTGACGTCGAAACCCTTGGTGATCATCGAGGAGACCCCCGTCAAAATAGAGTTGTATGGATTGCTTTAGCAACCGAAGGCCGAACAGATGTCATACCTATGGGCCACCCGAACGGTGATTATGTACGTACAGATTACCCACTTCTTCCCTCGGCTAAACTTCGTCAATTAAAAGGACTATCTTTACGGCCACAGGATTACAGCAAAGACGAAAAGAAAGCTGTAAAAGTATTTACCGAGGCACCTGAGCAACTAACTCCGGGAGAAGTATTCAAGGCACTTAAGCCACTATTTCTTAGTGACAAAATAAAAGTCGGTCACAATGTAAAGTTTGATCTTCAAAGCATTGCAAAGTACATTGGGCAGCTTCCAAACCCTACCTTTGCTTGCACTCTAATAGCATCTTTTATCTTAGATAATCAAACACGCATTACCGGGTTAGGCCTAGACGATTGTTTGAAGCGTGAATTTAATCATGACATGGTCAAGGGTGTAGGTAAAGAGATCGAAGCCCACTCGTTTAATGATGTAGCTACGTATGCAGGTCTAGATGCAGAATGGACTTGGAAGCTTTGGAAGAAACTGTCAAGTCGTTTGTATGCAGATAAGCTAGCAAAGCTGTTTAATCTGGAAATGGATGTACTTGAAGTCGTTTGCAACATGGAATTACGTGGGGCAGACATTGATGTTAAGGCTTTGAGCACCTTAAAGTCAGATCTTGAAACACAATTAGAAGCATGTAAGGCAGACATATATTTAGCTGCAGGCAAAAGTTTCAACATTAATAGTGTAAAAGAAAAGCAAACCCTTTTGTATACTCCTAAAAAAGAGGGTGGCCGAGGACTAAAGCCAAAAACGCCTACTACAAATGGTGAAAAGAAGTTAAGCAAGGGAGAAAAGACAACTGTCTACGATTACTCGGTCTCTGAACCAGCGCTGCAAGCGTACGCTGGTAAGGATGCCCTTGTCGACGCGTTAATTAGATACTCAGACTTGAACAAGCTTTTAACTACGTATGTAATTCCATACTTGGGCGGAGATATAACCCGTACCTTAGCCGGTAAGAGCAAGGTTGTTTCAAAGAAAAGCCTACTTCTAAATGGCAGGGTACATACAGATTTTGTACAATACGGTACCGAGACCGGTCGATTCTCTAGCCGTAATCCAAATCTACAGAATGTTCCAGCGCCCCATACATCAAACGGTAAGGCTATCCGCAACCTGTTTATTGCCCCTGAGGGCCACTCACTTGTCGTAGCTGACTACTCTCAGATCGAGCCTCGCATTATTGCCTCTTTTTCTAAGGATAGAATTATGTGTAATTCATATCTAGAGGGCGGGGATATATACACCACAGTAGGTGATACTATGGGAGTAGATCGTAAAGCCGGGAAGGTTTTGGTACTTGCTATGGCGTATGGAGTTGGCCCAGACAAGATTGCTGAGCAAATTGGTTGCTCCATAACAGATGCCAAAGAACTTCTAAATAGTTTCACACGTAAATTTCCTTCTATCACTCAATATAAGCGATACGTAATTAGTGAAAGCAGGAAGCATTCTCCGGTACCATACGCTACGACAATTCTTAAGCGTCGTCGCTACATACCGGATCTACGCTCTAAAGAAATGTGGAAAAGGTCTAGGGCAGAACGTCAGGCGTTTAATACCGTCATACAAGGTTCTGCTGCAGACCTAATAAAGGTTGCCATGGTTCGTGCAAACTCAATGATTCCATCAGAATCAAGTTTGATTCTTACAGTCCATGACGAACTAGTTACGGTATCGCCAAACCATTTAGTAGAAGAAACTGCTGAAGCAATTCGCTCAGCAATGGAAGGAATCAATGTGCTTAGTATTCCATTATTAGCCGATGTAAAAACAGTAGAAAGGTGGGGAGACGCAAAGTGAGTTTCTTTAGACGCAGGAAAAAACATAGTGTATCTGTAACCCATATCTCACCCCAGGTACTAATTCGTAAGATTATTTATGATAGTGGCTGCCCAAACCCAGAAGAAGTTGCCCAGGTATTGGGATTAACACCTATTTCAGATGAAGTAGCTGATATGGAAGAACAGGCAAGTGCAGATAGGTTGAGCAAGATAGAAATACTTATGCCAATTATTCGTGCACATGCAGATATCTCCGCTCAGGTTGCTGCCGTATCATACGCATCTGAACTTGACTCATCTGAGATTTCAGATGATATGAAACACGCTTTAGTAATTTTATTTAAGTTTGTAGCGTTTTCATCAGCAATGACTTGTCTTGCATCTTTAGTGGACCTAGACATACTTACGGAAAGGAATTAAAAATGAGCGATTGGTGGTCACGTAAACTATCAGAACCAGCAGTACCTAGACAACCACAGGTAAGTTTTCCACCAGCCAATGATCAAGGCATTCCTGTCAGGTATGTTCCTGAGGGAAATGTAACAGCAACGCCAGTTACTTATGACCCAAATGAAGACCAGCTAGTTACAAAATCTCAAGCAGCAAAGCAAGCAGATAAATGTCCTAACTGTTATTCAGGAAACTACTTTGCACCGCAGGGTACTCAACGCAGTAGGTGCTATGATTGTGGGTATCCATTATTACAACAAGGTAGTGGAGCGGGAATGCCAGGCGGATCTGCATCTGGAACTGCAACTCCTGCAAAACAGGCATCACAAGGTAATGGATTTAACCCAAATATAATCGTAGACAGGATTGGATAATGATGACGCTAAATGCCGAGGTAGCTAAGATTGCTGCTTTATTAAATAAGAAGATGGGCCCAGGAACTGTAATAAAAGCTAGTGAGGCTCAGAAGCCTACTAGAATAACAACCGGCTCACTAACCCTAGACGTTGTATTAGGTGGGGGCTGGCCAGTTAACCAGTGGACCGAGATTATTGGGGAAGCCTCTAATGGAAAGACCGCATTGGCTTTAAAAACTGTTGCAGCAAACCAAGCAAAAGATCCAGAGTTCACTACCGTATGGATTGCAGCAGAACCGTTTGACGTAGGCTATGCCCAAATGTGTGGCATTGATACCGATCGTGTATTTGTAGTATCTACCAATATTATGGAGGAAGCTTATGAAGCCACCATCCAGTTCTGTGAATCTAAAGCTGTAGACTTAATTGTTATTGATTCACTTCCAGCACTAGTACCTAGCACGGAAGATGAAAAGACTATGGATGAGGCTACCGTAGGTCGTGGAGCTTTGCTTACTAATAAGTTTTTCCGTAAGGTTTCAAAAGCAACTAAACGTTCTCTCATAGATAATGAGCGGGGAATTACCTGCTTACTAATCAATCAGTTCCGTATGAAGATTGGAGTAATGCACGGAGATCCGCGCACTACTCCAGGTGGACTTGGCAAAGACTATGCCATGGCTATCCGCGTAGAAGTTAAGCGCGATGACTGGCTAGAGGTAGGTGTAGGAGAAGGTAAGCGTCGCTGCGGACAAACTATTAGAGTTCGTACTATTAAAAATAAGACTTTCCCACCACAGCAGACAGCATACCTAGACTTTTGGTTTGCTGAGGGTGGGCCGCTAAGTGCTGGATCCTATGACTCAGCAAAAGAGATTATTTCACTATCTATTCTTAATGGAATTGTGGAACGTCGTGGTGGCTGGCTATACTATGGTGATAGAAAGTGGCAAGGAGCTGCAAATATGCTTGAGTCAATTAGAGAAGAAATTGATTTGAAAGAATCATTAACAAGGAAGTCATGGATACTCTCCGGACTTCTCCATTAATTAATATAGAGGAAGAGGAATAAGATGCCGTTATCTCGTATTACCGGTAAGCAAGCGTTTTCAAATATGAACATATGGCGCTTGAACGAAAAGAACGGGTTTCTAGGATACTGCCATAGAACCTGTCAGAATGCCTGGGGATTGCCTAAGAAGTACGCCTCAGCAATTGATGCTTGGAATCATATCCCTAAGCAGCACCGACACACCGACCCAACCAAGGCTCCTATTGGGGCTCCCCATTTCTGGGAAGGTGGGGCTTACGGTCACGTAGCACTTCAGTCAGATAAAAAAGACATTGTGATCGGCACAGATGCTCCTCGACCTAATTACATTGGGCTCGAGCACATGTCTTTCTTTCATAATAACTGGGGTAAAAAGTATCTAGGATGGGCATCCCAGTACAATGGCGTAGATCTTCAACTGAAGGATATGCCTAAGTAATGAAATCAGAAGGTCAAAAGCAGTCTCTAAAGCACGAAAAGCGTTTAGAGAAAGCCCTCGGAGGTAAGCGATCAGCTGCCTCCGGGGCCTTCTGGTCTCGCAAGGGTGATGTTAGGACCCCAGACTTGTTGATTGAACATAAGTGGACAGGTAAAAAGTCTTTCACACTTAAGTCTGATGTATTAGAAAAGATAGTAATGGAAGCTATCTTAGACAGTAGAGTAGCAGTCTTAGGAATTCACTTAAATGGTAAGAATTATGTGCTCTTGGAGGAACACGATTTTATGGAACTTAGAGAGTTTAGAAACGAGCACATATGTACGACGACGATGTCCCCTGGGCCTGGAGATACGAAGCCAAATGTCGAGGAGTAGACACAGAAATCTTTTTTCCTCCAAGGGATAAAGATTTATATATGCCCATTGCAGAAAAAGCAAAAGGTATTTGCTTTGGGTATGATGACAAACCACCTTGTCCGGTTCGTAAAGAGTGCCTAAAAGAGGCAATAAGAAATGACGAACAGCATGGTATATTTGGGGGGTTGTCACATAGAGAACGAAATGCTATGGTTAGAAAATATACCGCAGCAGGTAAAACATTAGAGGAGTGGTTAGAAAAGGATGTCACCTAAGCCCCAGAAGATAGAAAGCAAAGATCTTAAAGCTTTTTTAGATGCTAACAAGCGTAAGACTCGACTAACAGGTCAGCTAGAGAGGTTTATACTTACTCAGCCACCTGAGCCTCGTCGACAAGATGTACTACATCCAAGCGATTTAGTAAAGCCTGAGTGGTGTGCTTTACACGCATATTATGCGCTAAAAGGAAACTACGTAGCCACTCAAGAAAAGCCAACGCTCCGACTACAGTCAATCTTTGACGAAGGTCATGCAATCCACCACAAGTGGCAATCGTGGATTGCTCGTATGGGAAACCTATATGGACTGTGGGAATGCGGATCATGCAACGATTCTTTTGCAGCCACCTCACCAGAAGCCTGTATATTTTGTGGCTTTGAAGGACTTAGGTATTTAGAAGTTCCACTAAATTACGAGAAGTACAAGATCTCCGGAAGCTCTGATGGTTGGGTTAAAGGATTAGGTAACGACTTTCTTATTGAAATCAAATCAATTGGTATGGGAAGCATTCGTTGGGAAGCTCCAAGCATTGCAGCGTCTGCTAATAATGACTTAGATGCTGCTTGGCGGGCAATACGACAGCCATTCCGGTCGCACCTGTTACAGGGGCAAATGTATTTGCATTTATGCCACTTACTACTAGAAGAAGAACTATTTGACTCTGCACCAGAATCCATAGTATTTATCTATGAACTCAAGTCTAACCAAGACTACAAAGAGTTTGAGGTAATGTATGACCCTGAGTTTGTAAAAGAAATATTTGAAAATGCTGCGGATGTATCTTGGGCAGTTGACAACGACCGCCCACCTGCATGTAATATAGATCCAGTCAACGGTTGCAAGCGTTGCGCTACATTCCGGGAGGAAACAAATGAGTAACAGTGCCCATGCTTTAAATTCTTTAAGCAAAAAGGGTTTTCAAATTCCAGAAAAACCTACATATGAAATACCAACACTTCCTGTAGATATTACTGAGCTACATGACGAAGATCTAATGGAGCTATTTGTAGAGTTGACTAGTTGGACTGACTATGTAGCTCCACAAGTTGCTGTGGCAGCAATTGACGAGCGAGAGTCAGATCGTTTAGTATCAGTTCTAGAAGCAACAGCTATGATTAATAATTGGAAAGGTGGTAGTGGTGATCGCGTTACTATTGCTAAAGCACATATTCTCTTGGACCCACAGGTTGCAGAAGCACGTAAAGAACTTGACGAAAAGCACGCATACCGGAAGTTGGTAGAAACTCTTCTTCAAAACTTAGAGCGAGATGCCGCACTAGTATCTCGTGAATTAACTCGACGTACATCGGATAGCGGTGTAAAGACTAGGGCACGGAGGTATGCAGTCTAATGGAACACAAAGGTACTTTAACTATTACAAAACCAATTGATTATTCTATAAAGTATGATCTAACTGATAAAGACTTAGTAAATGTTGCAGCAATTGTAACTAACCTAGTTCAAGATCAAATAGATCCTTGTCAAGAAGATTGCTGTAAAGATTCTAAGTTTGATATAGAAGAATTTTCAATGCTCTTGATTAAAACTCTTTTGAATACATACTCAATGCCTGATGAGTTGCGTAATCAATATGAAAAGATCATATTAACTCTTAAGTCTAAGGTAGAAAAGTATGAGCAGGAAGTGCCCAAATATTATGTGCATGCTTATGGAAAAACTGACATATCCTCGTCAAAAACATACTCACCTAACTATAAAATAACTCATTCAATAAAACCACAACTTTATTCGAATACGTATAAGGATAAAAAATGATAATAGGCTTATCAGGGTATGCACAGAGCGGTAAAGACGAAATTGCTAAAATTCTTCTTGAAGAAGGTTTTGAACGTGCTGCTTTTGCAGACACTCTTCGTGAAGCATTATTAGCCCTAAATCCTATGGCTGGATTTGGGGTTTACCTAAAAGATGTAGTCGCTCTACTTGGCTGGGAAGAAGCAAAACGTAATTATCCTGAGGTACGCCGCCTATTGCAGCACATGGGGACAGAAGCGGGTCGAGATATCTTTGGCCCACAAATCTGGGTTAATAGAACTCTAGGCAAGCTAGACCCTACAAAGAACTACATAATAACTGACGTTCGATTCCAAAATGAGGCTGACGCTATTCGTGACCTTGGTGGTCAAATGTGGCGTGTAACTCGCCCTGGCCATGGTCCAGTCAATGGTCATTCATCTGAAACCGCCTTGGATAACTACCTGTTTGATTACACGGTTGAAAACAAGGGTGATTTAACAGAACTTAAGTTAATTGTATCCGCTTTAATAAAGGTAAGGACATGAGCGTAAAATCATTTGGGGATAAAACAACTCTAAAAGGAGATGTCTATATAGGTATTGACCAGTCCTATACAGGATTTGGCATCACCGCTATAGATAAAAAAGGTAATTACTATACCGAGGTCTACAAAGCAGAAGGCTCCGGTATAGAAAAACTATGCAATATAAGGAACTACCTAGAGGACTTTTTATCTGAACACACTGTAGTTCGTACTGCAATGGAGGGCTACGCTTTTGGTAGAGAGTTTGGTGTCGCCCTGTCAGGTGAGCTTGCGGGAATGGTTAAGCTACTGCTGTTTGATCTTTACCCTAGCGTTCCAGAGGCTAGGTTTCCCCTAGTTGTACAACCATCTACTCTAAAGAAGTACATTACTGGTAAAGGTCGTGTAGACAAGAACCAGGTATTACTACAAGTATTTAAAAAGTGGGGTGTAGAGTTTAACGATGATAACGCAGCAGACTCCTACGGATTAGCAAGAATCATTAGAAATAAGCATGAATTTGAGTATGAAAAAGAAGTTTACGCTAAGTTAATTACTAAATAGTGATAATGTTTTCTTGAGGGCGCTCAAACAATCGGAAAATTAAGGAATACTAATCGTGAGCGAAATCCAAGAAGACGACAAATTCTTACGTGTTAGCGGAGGATCAAATCCGCAATCTGTAGGATCAGCTATAGCCCATGCCCTGTACGAAACTCCAGTAATAAAGATTCGTGCTGTTGGGGCCTCGGCGGTCAATCAGGCTGTAAAAGCCATTGCAATTGCCCGTGGGTACGTAGCTCCAAGAGGTCTTGACCTAATTTGTAAGCCAGGGTTTACATCTGTAGAATCAAGAGAAGGCAAGATTTCAGCAATTGTTTTTACAATTACTGCTAGTTAATGCTGATAAATTACCCCGTAAAGTTTACGGTTTATATATAGATCTATATAGAATGAGGTAGAAATGGCTAATTCGTCACAAGACGTCGATGCTGCTCTAGCCGGTATGGCTCAAGTAGGTGCTCCACGTGAACCTATGGCTACAACCGCTATTGATACTACGTATTTTGCATCTGCAAATACCGGTAATCAATTGTTACAGCCACGCCACAATGTGCAAGCTGGAGATCCAACCATTGCTAACAAAGCTAACCGCCCACAGGTTATGCTTGGTGCAGACCGTCTAGGTGCTAAGTACACAGTATTTACTAACCTAGTACAGTCAAATGCTCCAGAAGCAGGCGCGACTCAAGCAAGCGGTCGTATTGTTCCTCCATCAACTAACCGTAGCCGCGGTGATTTTGATGAGGGAATTAACACATCTTACCTGTAAGATATACTTTAGTATAATTTAATATACTTGTAGGTGGCCCGAAAGGGCCGCCTCATTATTCGGAACATAAAATGGAGGAAGTTATATGTTATTAGAAGCTGTAGAACAGTTTAGAAAACAGCAATCAGAAAAAATAAAGCTGTGTATTGTCGGAGAATGGGCAGTAAACCTTTCTGAAACAGATAAAAAAGCATTCCTAGACGTCTGCGAAGATTTTTCAATCTCTACTCGTAAGCTCTTGACTGTATTAAAAACTGCAGGAGCCTCTTTTAGTCTAGAAGCTATTCGTAAGCATCGTAATGGGGAATGCCCATGTCAAGCTTAAGCTCTGAAATAGCCAAGTTGCGTAAAGAATTAGCAACCGAAGGTCCAGAATGGCCGGTTGTTCAACCAGCACAGCCTATAATTATCAAGCAGCCTGCTAAACCTAAACAGGCTCCAGCATTAATAGGTGGTTGGAAGACTGCAGTAATCTTGCCAGACCCACAAATTGGATTTAGACAATTTGATGAAGAGGGGCTAGACCCATTCCACGATGAAGCAGCTATGAACGTTGCACTTCAGATCCTTAATGCTGAACAGCATGACGGTGGAGTACACCAGGTAGTTAACCTTGGCGATTACATCGATCTTCCAGCACAAGGTAAGTATGAGCAAGAAGCTGCTTTTGCATTTACGACACAGCATGCAATTGACCGCGGTAGTTTATTTGCTGCAGAGCAACGTGCTGCAGCTCCAAATGCCAAGATTATTATTCTTGAAGGCAATCACGACCGGCGTATGCAGAAGTTTGTACAAGCCAATGCGCTATCAGCTTTTGGTCTACGCCGTGCTAATACCCCAAGTTCATGGCCGGTAATGTCTATGCCATATCTTCTACGCCTAGAAGACTTTGACGTAGACTACATTGATGCTTATCCAGCAGGAGTTTGGTGGATTAACGACAAACTTCGGGCAATCCACGGCGATAAGGTTCGCAGCAATGGATCAACAGCAGCTGCCTATACTAACGATATGCCACATATCTCTACTATCTTTGGGCACATTCATCGTCAAGAGATTCAGTCAAAGACTACCTTTGACCGGGATGGTCGCATCAAGGCTATGGCTATTAGTCCCGGATGCCTATGCCGTGTAGATGGCCATGTTCCTAGTGTCAAAGGATCTGTAGATTCCAATGGCAAGCCAGTAACCTACTGGGAAAATTGGCAGCAGGGCATAGCTGTTATCCGCTATAAGGATGAAGGCTCATTCCACGTAGACCTAGTTCATATTGA